CAACAGAAACTGCTTCCTGGATAATGATCAACAGATCTGAAAACATAGGTTTCATTTTATCGATTTCTTTGCGGGACTTTTCTGGAAATATCAGATTGTATGCATCCATAATCTCTTTTGGTCCTGGCTGCTCATTTCCAAACAGCCCCATGACCTTAAGTAAAGTTGGGGCATCTGCAGCTACCTCAAGTTCTTTATCCCTGATCTTCAGTTTTGGATTTTCGTCAAAACTCAGCTTATCTGTAATATCTACTACTTTAGCCATTGCTTATATCCTCCTACTTTTACGCTGCCACTACCGGTGTATAGGTTGGTTTTCCATAACAGGTAACCTCAAACTCCAGGGCATCGATATTCGTTGTATCACCGCCTCCTGGGGTAGTCACATTTACTACTACATCACAAGCCAGCTTCGCCCCGGATGTCATGGTCCACTCAAACTTGGTCATTACATCCTGGCCAAATTTCCATGCAAGGCCTGCGATATAATCATTTCCGGCATCACCTACGGAACGCTTTCCCTTAAAAGCAAAGCTGAGTTTTTTGCCAGTCATAGCAGATTTGGCCCAGCCTTCTGCGTCCATGGCATACCATTCTTCTGTGGTGCCGTCAATGGTTGGCGCAAAGTTCTCCAGATCCGCAGGCATTACCATATCGCCGTCCACGCTGTCCATACCCTTTGTACCAAATTTAAACACGTTATTGTGTACAGGATATACTTTTCCTCCTACTTCACTCATTACACATTCCTCACTTTCTCTGATAGATAAGATCCAGCCAGATCACATATTCATATACCCCATTATCATCCGTTCCTACGTCCTGGGGTTCAGGAACCATTAAACGCAGATAATTAATGTGGGTATCTCCTATGTCCAAGCTGGATATGTTTCTAAGTTTCTCAAATAGTTGATAAGCTGCTTCTTCACTTTCCGGTTTGTCCCTGTTCCAATGGACCAGAAGAGAGAGCTGCTTTGTATCATAGGTAGTGTATTCAAGACCTCCCAAGGCAATATTGGGTGGTCCGGATCCACTGCGGTTATAAATACCTATGGATTTCTGCTGCTTATTATCCAGCTTACCGATATAAACATGGCTCTCTTCTGCAATTCCAAGAGAAATGATCCAGTCCTGTATGTCCGTTAACCGCAGCATCATACACCACCTGCCTTTTTATAAAACTTCTTAAAGGCTTCCCTGCAAAAACC